GCGTGGCAGCAAAAAACCGCACAATACCGTCGGTCAACTCCATAATATAGGGCGCACTTCCCTGGAAAGCAAAGTCCATCACCCGGCCCTCAGCCCCATTACGCGTCGTCGAAATCAAGTGACTGCCGCTTCGACGTACCCATGCGCCTTCCTCAACAGGAAAGCCGTTCTGGCATAGGGCCATGGCAATTCTATAGCCGGGGAGGTCAATGCGCCCCTGAACTAAAGGCGACCACTCCCCGCCTAAAAAACTGGATTGAGTAAGTGAACTCTTAGACATAATAGCCCCCTAGTATCGGCACGCGACATAATCATCTTCAGGCGGATAAATCGGACCCGCCTCAATCGCATTTATTAAACGCGCGTCGCTCATACTCTGCTTATAGAAACCCGCGGCTGCCGTGACTTTCTGAGTTGACTGCGTAAGGACTTCTCCAGTCTCCATGGCGATGCGCGCGGCAAAGCCTTCGCAGAACATGGGGTCAAACCGGCGCACGTCGATAATGTCTGCCACAAATCGCACAATGATTGGGCTCTGGTCCCGCGTAACGATATACTGGTCGTCAATTAACCAGTCGTCAAAATTCAGACCAGAGGGTGCCCCAAGATACAGAACGCCGCCAGCCTTCGGGTCGCGGGGCGCCTCACGCAGATAGTTCGCGGGCAGTAGATATATATTGCGCGTGTTCTCCTGCGACGCCGGGCCGCTACCGATAGGATACACAATTGCGCCACTCGCAAGCGCAACATCCAAAAGAAGCCACGTCTTAGAGCCGGTACCGTAATTCGTCGTTAGCGTCCATGGATTAAGGACATTCGTGTTTGTCCAATGGGTGCCGCCGTCTGAAACCGGGTCGTGCCCGATGTTGCCACTCCCGACCGATGTATAAATTAGCCCGTCCGAAGCGCCGACAGAATTTCCCATCGAATAAGAAGTCGTCGCGCTCCACGTGGCGGGGGCGCTTGACGGGTTGTTATTTGTGTTGAGGTCGAACAAACTCGTATATGTAACGCTGCTCTCAACGACAATATCGTCCTTATTATAGGTCGCAGTTGAAGACCAGACATATGCAACAGCCGGATCGTCAGTATTACCTTCTACTAGCGACATCCACGTCGTATAGGTCCCGTCACCTGGGGCCTTATAGACAATCTCGCCCGCAAAATACCCCGCCACCGAAGCCGATTGTTCGCCCGTGTTGTCCGTCAGCGTATTATCAAATAGTGTCGCCGTCAGTGGGCCGCAATAGGCGTCCCAGGACGTCGTGTTCGCCGGGTCGTTATTCAGGTTGTCCGCTACGAGCGACTGCCACAAATATCCTGTTTCGTCTTCAACAATAGCCCCAAGGCCGTAAGTCGTAGTGGAGGACCAAAGCGTCGGTTGCACAAACATTGTGTTGACGTCAATGGCGCGGAGCGCGGCTTTCTTGATCGCGAACTTCCAAAAATTGCGACGCAGCTCCGCTTGCCGCAGTTTCCCATAGGCAAACGAAATCTCTGACGCTTGTTGGCTATCTTCCGAGAAGCCGTCAGAGCCAAGGCGCGGAAGGCCAAGGTGCTGGCAGGCCCGGCCGGCGATATCGAGGGGGGTTTGAAATGCCATCTTAAGCGCCGAGCGTCCCAACAAGCGTGACAAAGATATTCGACACAACCCCACCCACGTTTTTGACGTTGAACTGGTCGCCCGAGAACCCAATGTTGAATGCACACGCGGCGCTACTGCCGTTCACCAAACTTCCAAGAAGTTGCGCGTTTGTATTATCGCCCTGGAAATAAGTGACAAGATAGGCACCCGCCGTGCGGGTCGCGCCCGACGCTGCATCAACATTCAGAACATATGCGATCCCACTAAAGGTGTCGTTGTTCGACAAAAGCGGAACCGCAAGACTGGCATTATTCGCCACGCCAAGCGCCGAACGGGAAATAATCTGTCCATTGCCGCTGTTGCCAACAACTGTGTCGCCCAGGCCGTTCACGGCAGAACTGATATAAGGCGCCGTATTCCCCCACACCATTCCCTGGTTACCAGTAAAGGCTTCAGCATAGCCGCCATTTATACCATAGATAAGCCCCGAGGAGCTTACGCCGGGACAAAAACAGCCAGTGACACTTGTGGCGCCCGCCACTCCACCAAAATTTATAAGATAAGAAGAACTGGCGGTGTGGAGGTAGGCGCCCGCGATGGAAAAATTCCCATTGGCGGCGCCAGATGCCGGAGTAATACTTCCGTTTACGCTGTTCTCGTACCAGCCACCGGCAATACTGAGCAACTGGATATTATGATGCAAAAAGTCTGTTTCATTGCCGACGCAAATGACGTTGTGTAAATTCCACATAGAGCCGTCAAGGCCGCTGAAGGCGGCGGTCGTATTATCAAGGAGCGTCGCATTGTAGAAGTTCTCGGTCGCGCCCTGGCCAATCGCGCCAGTCTCGCAATTATAAATACCGCCACCGACCATGAAAAAGTCATTGGCAAAATTGGGGGACGAATTGCTATGGCCAAGCTCGATGCCAATGCCGCTGCCCTGCGTGACGTTCTGAATAGCTACGTTGTAAAGTGAGTTGCGCCAGTTGCCGCCGCCCGCGCTATCGCTGTTGTCATAAACTTCAATGCCAACTCCGGCCAAGAGGTTGCCGTCGAACATAAGATCGCGGACAGAGCAATTACTGTTCTCCGCGCCAGAAGAACTGGCGCGGAAAGAAAACATCTTGCCACCACTGGAGCCCGTCCACTTGACTTCGGTGTTGCCTTCCTGGGTCTGGAAGCCGGACCCGGCGCCTTCGATAATCTGGCCGCTGAACTGAAAGCGTACCGTGTTGGCGATGGCATAGGTCTTCGCGCTTAATAGAAGCCGCAACGGATGCGTCAGAGCCGCATTCAATGCCGCGCTGTCGTCTGTGGAGCCATCGCCTTTAGCACCGAACATTTCGGCCGTGACAAAACTGCTGATGCCAACACGGTAATAACGATGGCCAGAGGCGTCAACAAAAATCGTACCGCCATCGTCAGCGGAAGTAGTATCAGAAGGTACAAAGAGCAGGAGCCCAGAGCCGCCGTCGCCGGCCGCATAGTAACCAGAAAGAAAAACCAAACTCAGCGCGGCTGTGTTTAACCGCAGGAGGGCGACTGACCCATAAGTAGCAACACCCGCCCCGGCCAAATAAGGGGCGATATCGGCAAAGGGTATTTGTTCTGCCGGACCCGCGGTAGCGGCGAGACGGCCAACAAGCGTGCGTGACTGAAGCGTTTGGGGGAAAAGGGGAAGCCCAAGGCGACCTGAAGACGACATAATAAGCTCCGTTGCGAGAACTTACTCGCCCTGAGGGATGCGGGTCAACTGAACATAGTTCGCCGTGCTGGTGGTGATGACGATTTCATAGAGGCCGGGGGGCACGTTCAGCGCGCGATAGATGCCAGCCGCGGCGACCGGCGTGGTGGGCGCGGTTGTGAAAGCGGCGGTGTCGGCAATGAGAGCAACGGCCTCAAAAGTCGAGCCGTCCGGTCCTAGCTTCTTCAGCGTCATTGCCGGAGTGCCAGTGCAGAGAAGCTCAACCATGTAGGAGCCGCCCTGGAGCAAGAAGCCAGACGTTCCACCGTTTACGTTTGGCGTGGTGGAGTTCGCTGCGTTCAACGTGCCCGCCGCGATGTTCGACCAACGATATGCTTCGCCCGCGCGCATGTTAGATCAACCCGCTGTCTTTCGACGCCAGCCGGCCGTCTTCCAGCCGGCGAATGAACGCCTGCAAGATCAGGATGACCTGTTCGTTCGAGGCGCCCGTCGCCGCCGCGTTTACGCGAAGCTCGACGTTGCCGGCGCCCGGCGCACTGGTGCCGAGGGTAATCTTGTCGGGCGACTGATCGGCGCCGAAGCTGAGGGAATAGGAATAGGAAGCCATTGGGTTCTCCGGTTACGCGCTGAAGTTTAACCCCAAACCGCCAAGTTGTGCAACAATTTTCTGCCAAACCGAGCGGAAAGCGTTTGCGCTTGTAACAGTTGAGGAATTGACGATGATAGTCACGTCGGCCCCGAGGGAGCCCGATACCGCCGCAGCGGCAGTTTGGGCGGCCAGGAAGGCAGTCGTAAAGGTGTTAAGCTCCGCCGCAATGGTGGCCCATTGAGCGTGGGTCAGGCCGGTGCCGCCGCCAGTCGTAAACTGGAGGGTGCTAGTGTTAAAAGTGTCTCCCGTGATGGCGATGATCGCAGCGGCCGGGATTTTATAATCCGTCACTGCAGTCGCAAGATCGGTGACGACAGTTGTCGCCTGGGCAACGATATCGCCGGAGCCACCAACGACCTGTGAGGCAAAACGGCTCTCGCTCAGCTTGGCGCCGACGTTCGCGTTTATAGATACCGATGCCATAACTGGCTCCTGATTAGCGTCCAGCGGGCGGCGTTCGCCTCCGCGGGAGGGGGCTAACGCGGGCGGCGACCACCACCCGTTGGAACCTTAGACGACGTACTTGACCGAGATGCCCAAGTTCGCCGAAGCACCCGTTGCGGCGACGGTATGGACCGCCAACACAACGTCGATATTGCCGGCCGGAGGGGCGCCGGTCTGGTTCGGCAAGCCGAACGTCAGGCCAAGGGCAACCCAAAGGGGCTCATTGCGGTCCACGGTTGTCCATTTGATATCAACGCGGGTGCTGGCGCCGGTGACAGAACCGTAGGTGGCAGCCGCGGCGAAGCAGTTCGCCGAGATCAACGTACCCTGCAAAAGCTGTGGGGTACCATCGAAGGCGCTGTCGGACCAATAGGCGCCAACGTCGAACGCCAGGGCCGGGGAACCGCTGGTGTCGAGCTGGCCGTCGGCGAACAGCTCCAGGCTCTTGACCTTGGCATAGACCGGCAGGCGGACCATTTTGTAGGTCGAGCCCGTGGTCGCAACGCCGGCCGAGGTCGGGGTCACGTAGTCCGAGATTTCCTTCAGGTAGGCGCCAGCGCCGACACCCGTGGTATTCGCCGTCACGATGAACGGGCTCGACGTGGCGTCGAGGTTCGTGATCGAGAGGGACTTCAAGCTATCAGCAGCCATGTTTTTTACTCCAAAATTCTTTCAGTAGAAGGCCCCGGCTTGGGGCCGGGGCTTCAGGGATTACGGGGTGATGTCGGCTCCGGTGGTGTCAGCGGCGCAAATCTGGATTACGCGGCCGAGTTCGAGGCGGGTCGCACCGAAGGAGATCATCGTGTTGATGTCCCACGGATTGGACGACAAGTCGGAACGACGGAACACTTCTGTCTTCACGTCCTGCCAAGTGCCCAGATAAAGGCCGAACTTCACGAACGCCAAGCAGGAACGCTGGTTGGCGTTGCTGTCCTTATCAGTGACGACGTTCAGGCGCTCGGACACAACAATATCCATGCCCATATAACGCTTCACGACGCCATTCTCCAGAACGCCACCGTTCTTGTTGAAGTCCGAGGACGTGACCTGGGCCTGATTGCGGAGGTCGGCGTGCTGCTGGGAACCAATGACCAGAGTGATGCTCTTGTCTTCGTCCAGAGCGTGATACTTTTCGAGAATGCGATAGGCTTCATTCAGCTTCGCAACGGTCAGGCCGACCGCGGCGGAGGCGGCGAAGTCGCCGGCGATCTGGAAGTCGGTCGTGTCCCAGGCTTCCGTCGAGAGGGAGCCGGTGTCGGTGCCGATGGTCGAGGTCGCGGTGGCGGCGCGGATGATTTCATCGTCCCAAGCGCGACCACAAGCCGCGGCAGCGCGAGCCACGAGCTGGCTCTTGGGGTCGATGGGGGTCTTGAGCTGGTCGAAGTTGTCGATGTACTGATCGGCTTCCTTGTCGATGGGGACGATCCAACGGCGGGAATAATCCTGCTCCTCATACTGCTTGGGAGCGAAGCGGCCCTGCGGGGTCTTCATGGACAGGGCGCCAAGGAACTGCACCGGGCTCGCCATCTTGGCGCCCGCGTGGGAGCCTTCCATGACGCGACCGCGCAGAAGCGAGGACTGCTGTTGCAGCTTCAGACGCAGGAGCGTCGAAAACTGAAGTTGGAACAAGTCGGTCAAGCCAGCGTCGGTCGTCATGGACGAAACTCCGTTAAAATTCTATGGGAGGGCCGTGTCCATAAAGGGGGCCGGGACGCCCCGCCCGGGGCCGATGTCGCGCACGCGGCATCCGGAGGGGGACTGCTCCCGCCCTGCGCGAGCCGGTTGGGAGCCTCGCAACATTATTGCGCGCAATTTTATTTGTCAAGCGGAAATTTGAAATTTTCTTGCGCGCAATAAAACACCGCCTGACCGTGAGGCCAAGCGGTGCTGTTAAGTGCCTATGACGAAAGATTATTGCCGGGCGGCCTTGCGGAAGTTGTTGATGAGGTTCGTCAGGTTGTCGAACTCTTTCTTGGCCTGCTCGTCGCCATTACTGAAGCGGTTCGCCCATTCCGTGTCCGCCATCTTGGCGTCCAAGGTCTTCTGAGCGTCGGCCTCG